GTGTGAGGTGCCAGCGGTTGCTGAACTGCCCCCACTCGACGGCGGTTGTGATGAAGCCAAGAGATGCCGCAAGGGCGATCTCGATGGCATTGGCTCGGGCGAAGTTGCCCTTGACGAACACGGGAGCGTTCCTGCACTCCCGCAACACATGCATCAGGTCAGTGGCAATCACGCCAGTTGTCTCCCACCTTGAACTCGGCACCCACAGGACACCTAAAGTTAAAGAACGCACCAGCTTTGACTGCGCACTCGACAACCATTTCGCCGAACTCCTGCTCGAGTCCTTCACGCACTGCGAACTGCAACTCGTCGTGGATGAAGCCCAGCAGCGTCCATTGACCATCCCAGCCATAGCTCCAGCCGCGACGTTCAGCTTCTTCGAAGACCTCGACCAGCCAGCGCTTCGCGATCATTGCCCCAGCACCCTGCAGCAGCGTATTGAGTGCTGCGTGCTTGCTGCGGACACTGATACGTCGACCGTCGAGGCCGATGAGGTGGCCACGGTCTGCAGCCTTCTCCACGGCGTCCTTGAGTTTCTTCAGGGCCGGGAGGGTCGCCAGGAATCTGGACTTCAATTCCTTGCCGACCCTTCGCTTCGTCGCGGCGTTCTTCAGTGCTGCAACGATGGATCCGATCTTCTCGTCGCCAGCCCCATAGAGGAACGCGTAGATAAAGGTCTTGGCCATGTCCCGCGTGGGGAGTCCAGCGGCTTTCTGGTTCTCGGTGTGGATGTCGCCATTCAGGAGGATGTCTCTGTAGGCTCCGTTGTCCCACTTCGACATGAAGTGAGCCAGGCAACGCAGTTCGATCCCGGATAGGTCGGCTCCAACTTGCCGGAATCCAGGGCGCACACGGAAAAGCCCTCGGCACTCAGGGCCCCACAAAGCTCGCACCGCAGGTACTTGGGCGATGTTCGGGGAAGAGTGCGTACAGCGGCCAGTAACCGCCCCGTTAGTGTTGATGGAGTGGTGGATGTGCCCCTGGCGCTCATTCTTAAGCCAAGCTTGATCGCCTTCTGAAAGCTGCCCAATTCGTTTCTCCAACAGGAAGTAATGCGCGAGGATCTTTGCTTCCTCATAAGGGAGCTTCGCGAGGATGTCTTCATCGATCTTTGGCTTTCCGCCATCGGTGAAGTCCTTGGGTTCCCAGCCATACTTGGTGATCAGCCGTGATGCGATCTGGTCTCGAGAGCCCGGGTTAAACTCAATCACCTCGTCCTTCAGGCGCTTGCCGGTCTTCTCGGAGTAGCGCTCGATGACGAGAGGAGGGAAGGTCTCGACCATGCTGGCGCGGATCGTGTCCCGCTCGACAGCCAGCTTCGAGTAGAGGGCGACTGCACCCTGCACATCGAACGGCCAGCCGCTGCGTTCCATCATCGCGGTGTAGTGACGGACCTTGTGCTCCAGGTCGATGGCAAGGTCGCTGTATTCCATCTTCTGCAGATGGGTGTACAGGGCCTCAGTCACGTCGACGTCGAGGTCACAGTAGTCACCCATAGCCGGGGTGTACGCTTTCCACTCCAGGCCCTCTGGGTAGTTCTGCTTGCCCCACGCCTCGACCCACTCAGCCTGTTTGGCTTCCGTGAATCGTTCGAACTTCTTCGGAGTCAGTGAGGCGATGTGAGCGCAGAGGTCCCCAGCCGAGTTAATGGCAATCCACTCTTTCCGGAAGTCATCCGCATACTCGCCCTTCTGGAGCCCGAGGCGGTAACCCCACGCTTCCAGCTTGTGGGACCCTATGAGCTTCGAGGGGAGCTTGCCCGACTTGATGTAGGCACCGTCACGGTTGAACATGTCGGTGAAGAACAGACGGGAGATGACCAGCGTGTCGTAGACGTTCGCCAGCGGTACCTTGAACCACGGGAAGAATTTCTGGATCAAAGGGATGTCGTACGCCAGGATGTTGTGGCCTGTGACACGCCCCTCTTCACCATGCTTCATCAGGAGTTGGATACCTCTCTCGATGTTCCCATCGTCCACAGTGAATCGGAGCTTGGCACCCGTCGCTGGGTCTTTCATCGACAAGCAGTGGATCTGCGTGGCGTTGTGAAGGAAGCCATTAGCCTCCAGGTCGAAAAAGGTATTACTCATTGCACTCCTAAAGAACAGGGTCGAAGGTGAAGTCCGGGTATTTGCCTTGCAGCCTCTCCAGGCGACCTGAGGTCTCCATTGAAGGGCGGTACTGGACACGCTCCGTCAGCGCGGTCTGCGCGAAGGCAGGGGTGCAGTAGACGTCCTTCCCGTCGAACCAGATCTGGCTGAGTGTGTCGGGGAAGTCCTTGATGCGCTCCATGACCGACGTGACCAGCAGCAGGTTGACGTCCTTCTCCTCGGTCTCGAAGGCAGCGAGCAGCGAACCCTCGGCCTCATACGTGCGCTCGTTTGCCGGTAGGTTGCGCAAGCAGTCGAGCAGCGGACGGTCCAGCGCTTTACCCAGGTTGTAGATGTCCTGCTCATGCACGCTGAAGAAATCCCAATCCTTCACAGGACGGTTGAAGTACGTATCACGCACAGCGCCACCCGCGAGGATGATTCCCGGGCAGTACTCGATCAGGGATTCCATCTCGTCCTTGTAGCGGTCGAGGACTCGCAACGTCTCGCTGCTCAGGTGCATGCGGTAGTGCGGGAGCGAGTGCTCAGGGGTCACCAGAAGTTCGAAGTTCATGCTGCAAGTCCTTTCGGTTTGTCGTCGTTCTCCAGCAGCACCTTGAAGTTCTGCTTCGAGGCTGTGTGGTAGGCGACGATCCCTTCGGGGTTCATGAAGCCCGGTACCGCAACGCTTCCACCCGCTTGGAGATACTTCACAACCGCGTCCACGTAAGACATGGAGCACTGCGCGAGCAGTGGAACCACTTCGCAGCACTTCGGGGTGTTCGGGTTGTGGGTGCCCCAGCGAGCCGTGTTGAACAGCGCGAAGCGGCGATGGTCGAGTCCGTAGTTACGCTGGATGCCTTGGCCGTACCACTCACCGAAGTGCTGGCCCTCGCCGAGCTTGAACAACTCGTCAGCGTTCTCCTGGCACCATCCGGCGAACCCGTAGTTGTCCGTGGTTTTCCCGGGGGTGATCCAACGGGTCCGTGAGCCGACTCGCATGAAGAACGAGTGCCGAGGGAGATCGGACTCCTTCACTGCGATCACATCCGTCATGTCGACCCCGACGCGTGAATCCAAGGGTTCGAAAGTGATCACGATCTGCGCATTGGTGCCATCGATCTTCTCGGTGATGATGACGTCACGCTTCAAGCGCGGGGTCTTGGGGTAGGGGATGAATTCCATGGTCTCTCTGTTATGCGACGATGATCACGGCGAACGTGTTCGAATCGATCTCGCGTACAAAGACGTCGCGACCGTCAAACTCCAGCTGGCCACAGACTTCGTTAGCTGCATCAGCCGAACCGTAGGTGTCGTAGATGGTTTCCATGTCTCTCTCCTTAGTTACCGTTAGCCGTGCCGAGGGCATCAGCGAGTTGCATCCACATCTCGTAACGCATCGGCTCTTTAGGCCAGCCCATGCGCCGCACTTCGTTGCAATACAACTGATAGTTGCCGTACGAGGTGGGGGATTCGGGGGGCTCTTTCGGTTCCGCTGCGGGGTATGCCTTGAGCGAGGGGTCCTCAGGGTCGTACTCACCCATGTAGGATCCCTGGTCGTACACAACACCAACCAGACCTTCCTGCGCTTTCTTGAGTGCCCATTGGCGGGCGTCGTGCTCTTTCGAGCCAGCATCAAAATCAAACGACTCTTCCGCCATGTCGTTGCCCTCGAAGAAGGCCTTTGCGGTGTAGTGATGTGCAAGCATGGTGATTCCCCTTATGGATGTAGGTGCTACGATTCGAAACGGTTCTTCAGGATCAGATACAGGGCGTGTTGCGCGTTCTTGTCCAGCAGTACGCGGTCTTCGTCATCCGAATCACCGTCGGGATCGTTCTTCTGGATCAGCAGGAGATGGTCAGAAGGTGTTGACTCGATGGTCGTCGGGTAGTTGTTACTGGCCTTAACGGTTATCTCCAACAACGTCTTGTATTCAGAACTCATGGGTTTCCTCCAGATTCGGTTCAGGGGTGAATGCCCCCTTGTCATAGAGGCGTCCCGTGTTGCTGTCGTAGCCGAGCGGGATCGTGTGACCCGTGGCCTGTCCTGTGTAGCGGTCCTTCAGTACCCGGAAGGTTGTCGTTGAGCGTTCCTCAGGGTCATCGCTCTGCTGGTTGCGCTCGAGGCCGAACATGAAGAACGACCAGAAGCCAATCGCCCGCGCTCCCTTGAAGTGCTTGATGGACACATGGCCACCTTCTTCGTGGCTCTTGCCCTCAGGAGTGCTAAGGTGTGAGACGAAATGAATGATGACTTTTAGCTCGTTGGCCAAGCCCGCCATCTCTTTCATGATCTGCTCGAGACTGCCGCGCTCATCTGCGGTGTCAGCCATCGCGGTCAGGTGATCCACGTAGAAGATGCGGACACCCTCGGCGTGAGCCATGTACCTGATCTTGGCTGCTACAACGTCCCAGGCGGTCTCGCCGAACGAGTCGTATAGGAAGACCTTCCCCTCAAGCTCGCGGACTGCCTCGAGGCGTTCTGAGGGCTCCCATGAACCATCGGGAACGTGGTACCTCTTGCCTCTTGCCTTGCCAGCGACGCGGACCACAGTTTCCTCGGGCTGCTGCTCAAGGAACACCAGGCCAACCTTCAGGCCCAGGGTGTTCACGTCGTACTCGATCTGCTGCGTCAGGAAATCGGTCTTACCAATACCTGTGCCCGCACCGAACGCATAGACTTCGCCGTAGCGTCGACCATGGGTCAGTTCGGTGAGCTTCAGGAGGAACCAGGGGAGGCCCTTCTTCACTTCCTTGCCGAGACGCTCGTACAGGTCGGAGACTCCAACGATGCCGTCGGGTCGGTAGGCCTTCGCATTCCAGATTGCCTGGATCACGTCACCACCTTTACCGTCCTGCATGCACTTGTTGGGGTCCTTCAGGGGCAGCGTGGCGATCTTCGCCTTGCCCGGGGGAAACAGTTCCGCACACTCCTGCGCAGCTTTGCGGCCTGGCTCGTCCATGTCGAACATCAGGATGATCTCTTCGAACTTCTCGAAGAACTCCATCTGTCGCGCCATGTCACGTTTCGCGCCCTGTGCGCCGTTTGGCACACTCACTACGGGCCAGCGATTGCCTTGGAGTTGGGAGACTGTCAGGGCGTCGATCTCGCCCTCGGTGACCACTAGCTTCTTGCCACCGTCCCAGAGGTTCTGACCGAACATCGAGGGATGCTTCGCGTCACCGAGGAACTTGAAGTCCTTACCAGAGGTGCGCGTCTTTACAGCTACGACCTGGTTGTCGCGGTAGTACGGGTACATGTGGACAGTCTGGTCGCCCAACTGCCCTACGCGGACACCAAAGAACCTACAGGTTTCCTCGGAGATTCCCCGGGCTGCAAGTCCTTTGACATCGGCCTGGGCGTAGAAGTCCAGGTTATCTGCCACGGTTCGTTTTCCTTTCGTCGTTACTGCGCCATCATCGCTACCCCGGCAACCGTTAGCAAAACAATGGGTATGCCCATCGCTATAGTGAGCATTAGCGTCACTAGAGCCACACTGAGCGCACGGTCCTTTGTAGAGCAGCGTTGACTCTTCATGTTGCGTCATGGGTTCTTAGGGGGTTTGGGAGGGCCTCCACGGAGGCGATTGATCTCGCCGAATAACGCGAGCGCTACTTTTTCCATCTTGGTGAGGCTACTTTCCGGTGACCTATTCAGGTGTGTTGCTACCTGCATTGCTTCCTGGATGTCCAAACAATTTCTCCTTCAGGGGTACTTGCTTCAGTTCGAACCAGCGTCCCTCGAGACCACACTGCGTAGGGTCCTGTCTGACTTCCTTGATGTCCCACCAGACCGTGTGGATCCGTTTGCCAGTGACGGGGTCGTACAGGGGAGGGCCGGGTTGAAAATCGCATTGCGAGTAGTCGCCGAACCCTATGCCGAACGCCGAGCCACCACCTTTGACGAACGTGTAGTGCTTGCAGTCCTTGCAGAACTTGCCGTTGCTCATGGCCGGATCTCGATGTAGGTGATGCGGCTACTATTGATAACTCGCTCAGTGAACACGTCGTCATCCCATGCCAGTCGGATGTCCCCGTCCCACGCCCGGTCGATGCGGTCGACCTCTTTGAAGTCCTCGAAGGTGAAGTCGGACTTGTGTATGCGTACGTTCACGCTGCGTGCTCCTGATGTGGGTTGAATGGAAGCTTGCCGTCGAACAGGAAGCGCTCACGCATCTCATGCAACATGAAGGTCTCGTAGGCGAGCCATGCGGTGCGCAGGATGTGTGACTCAGGACTATGCTGCTCATCCAGATCCCCATGCTCGACATACCACCAGCGACCTGGTTGCGGCCTCGCATCCTTCCATGCCGAGTAGTGGTCAACCGTGGTGTCGGGCAAGCGGCACAGGAGACGGAACCGTACTAATCCCGGCTCTATCTCTTCGATCTCATGCGACCATTCCTCTCCATCGTTGATTACTACCTTGTCGAGCACATTTGCTACCAGAAGGTGCGTGTTCATCAGTAACCCTCCGCGAGCGCCTCGTTGAGCGCGTGTTGACGCAGCGTCACGTACTCGTCACCAACGCGGGCTGCTAACTTGCCCTTGATGTCGAATCCGTAGACAGCCGACAGGAACTCAGCGAACGACGCAACCACCCGGGGCCACGTCGCTTCGTCAGGTACCGCGATTTGTTTGGTGACCGAACCATCATCGTCGGTCTGATTGAATTGGAACTGCTGCATCGTGTGTTAACTCCTGACCGCCAGCGGGTAACCCCACTGGTAGACAGTCAAGCCGCTCGTCCAATCCACGACAGAGAATGGGAACTCGTCGGGATACGATGTGCTCATGTTGACGCAGTAAGGGCCACGCTCGACGGCATCTTCCAGAGTCTCGAAAGGCTCGGCCATGATGCCGCGCTGGTTGAAGTTCGCATCGCGGATGATGTACATGTCTATCTCTCTCACTATCTGAAGGGGAGTGCTTAGAAACGTTCGGGGGTACCGAGGACGTAGCGCACATACTTCTGGCCAGTCACCGGATGCTCCTTCCACACGCTGTGGATGTTGAAACCCATCAGGCGAAGGTCCGTGATGCGCCGCGTGATCGACGCGATGCGGTGGTCCATGATTGCCTCGCGCTGGCTGATGGAACCAGCGGCGCGGAGGTGCTTCAGAAGAACTTGGGTTTGAGTCATGATTTCTCTCTCTTTGGTTCAGCTAACCATTCCGGGGGAATGAGCTTGTCCGCGTACTGGAAGCCATGCTTCTCGCACCAGGTCGCGTATGTGGATTTGGAGCCCTTGTAGAGGGGCGTGGCACTGCGGGTGAAGACGAAGCGAATGTCGTACTCAGGGTGGGCCTTCTTGACTGCCAGGTGCTTGGTCCGGTCGTCGGACGTGAACAGCCCTTTGCCTTCAATGATGATTCCGTTTGCGAGCTTGAAATCAGGGTTGTACGTGTGCTCGATGTGATACTTCAGCTTGAGCTTCTCGTACTCGTAGGCGACCCCAGCCTCATCAAGCTGCGCAGCGATCCGATCCTCCAGACCACTACGCAGCTTCGCCTTCACCTTGACCAGGTGGTTCTTTTTGGCGAACCACGAAGCCTTGGCGGCGCGAGGCTTGCGCATCAGAAGTCGACCTTGTCGTCTCCAGCCGGTTCGTCTGCAGGGCTCTCATCATTGAAGCCCGACTGGTCACCGGCAACGAAGCCGTCCTCGTCGTCTTCAGCTTCGAAGCCACCACCGAACTCCACGACCTTGATGATCTGGACTTCGTTGAGGTACAGCGTGACGCCGATGTTCGCGCCGTTCTCGTAGGCCTTGCATGTGCCCTTGATCTTGATCGTCGAGCCCGAGCCAACGCGGAGTTCCTCGACCAGTGCGGCCTTCACCGGGTTGCCCTTGGCATCGAACAGCTTGGGCTTCGACTTGCTCTTGAACGTGAAGGTGATCGAACCATCCTCGTTCTCTTTGCCAGGCATCTTTGCCTTCGCAGCCTTCTTCGGGCCGAGTTCATCCGTCGCTTCTTCCTTGCACAGCGTGATGATCTTCTCTGCCTCTTCAGCGGTCAGCGTGACGCTGGCCTTGTACTTACCCTCCGGGTCGTAGCGCGTATCCGGCTTAACGAGATTCAGATAGCCAGCACGGCCCTTGGGGGTCATCAGGTTCTTGCTCATGGTTCCTCTTAGGTGACTGAATTGCTCAGTCGTTGAAGTAAGGGTCAAACAGGGGGTGGCCTTCGATGGCCGTCACGTCGATGCCGTGGCCCATGAGGGCTACCGCTTCGTCGAGGGGGAGCAGCGTGTCGTTTGCCACTGCTGCGAGGAGGTGCTGCTCAAGTGCGTCGAGGTTCATACGGGGCTCCAGAAATGCAGAAAGGCCCCGTAGGGCCTCTGTGTCGTGTTGTGTTGTACAGAAAAAATCAGGCAAAAGCGTACTGCGAATCGAGAATGCCTTCGAGGTTCAGCTTGCCCTTGACAGGGATCTCCAGCTTGTCCAGTTCAGCGATCTTTTTGGTGATCTTGTTCACAGCTTCCTCATCACCAGCGCGTGCTTCCTGCTCGACCACCAACGCAGCACGTGCGCCGTAGTACAGGTCTTCCAGGGGATCACGGGTTTCGTACAGGTCCACCAGGGATTGGCGAACGATGCGCGAGAACTCATCCATGCGATTAGGCAGGGCTGCAAACGAATCATGAATCAGCAGGAACGCATTGATGCCAACGTTCATGCAGTTGATGACCACGCTCTGCAGGTGCGCCGCGTCGAACGAGTGGATGAAGTTCGGGCTGATACTGTTGCGCTGCTTGTGGGCGTTCAACTCCTTCGTGTATCCGGTCTGCACGACAGGCATGTACGGCACGGAGACACCCTTGTTCCACAGGACCGTACGGATGCGAGCCGTCTCGATCTTGTAGTACGCATTCAGGGCAGGGAAGCCCATGGGAGTCGTCCAGTAGACCGGGAGGTTCACACTCGCCATGATGCCCGCGATCTTCTGCAGGAACTCCATGACAACCGGCGCACCCTTGACGGTCTGCTTGATGCCGGTCATGTTGTGCTTCGCCAGGTAGCGGCAGAGTGCCATCATGGCCACCCACGTGTCCTTGCCGGTGTGCCCGAAGTGCGCCCGGGTTTCCTCGTCAAGGTCGACGATGTCTTCGAACAACTGGTCAGCGAACCCCGACTCAACCGAGCCGTAGCCGAACGTCATCACGTTGCGCTTCGTCAGCTTGCGGTCAATACCGAAGTCGTTCCAGAGCTTGGCGAACCTGCGCGTCTCCTCGTCATCCGAGACAAGGTCAGCTTCGACCATGGCCTTCGTGATCTTCGACACAGCCGCATAGACATCCTGAGGGAGTTCCGAGGGCACCAGGTTCACCAGTGCGCCGCCGTCGGCATCCCGAACCATGGCCGAGAAGTGCTGCAGTCCCGAGCACGATCCGTCGATGGCGACAGGCAGGTGGCAGACATAGCCCTCAGGATCCTCCAGATGGTTCTCCAGGGCGATGCAGGACGCCAGGAAGCAGAAGGGGCTGTCCATGTCCTTCCAGAGGTCCACGTGGGCGATAGGATCGCGAGCGATAGCCAGGATCATCTCCAGCCGGTCGTCGGCCCACTGCACGCGTTCATCAGCGGGGGCCTTGTCAGTCTTGTAGCCCTTGTCCGTCTTGACGCCAGCAGTCGTTGCGATGTTCCACTTCACCCAATACACGCCGCGCTCCGTGAGCACCTCGCCGTCCGCAAGTTCGAACATGCCCTTGCAGTAGTCAGCACGCTGGTGATTGAAGCCAGGCTTGGCGTACACACGACCACGCCAGTCGAGCACGTGGGGCTGGAAGAAACGCTCCTTATCGACCAGCAGCTTCGCCTCCTCAAGGTCCCGGGCAACCACCGCGTACTTCGCGTTGATCACCTTGTTGTCCTTGCGGGCTGACCACTTGGTCTTGTCATCCGCAGTCTTCGGGATGACCTTGAGGGGACCAGACAGCTTGCCGACCTTCACACGCATCGTATGGCAGAACTCAAGGGCCTCGAGCACGGGCCTGTTGATGCGCAGGGCCACATCCTGAATGCCGTTGAGGGCCTTCACGAACGGCTCACCACGCTCGACCGCAGCAGCGATCAGGTTCTTCGACTTCGAGTTGAAGGTGTTCACCAGCTTGACCGTCTTCGACACACGCTGGTCGTTGAATGCACCGGTATCGAAGTCCGTCCAGGGGTTCGGCTTGGTCAGCATGGACTGGTAGACCGGACGCATCCACTGCTCGCGGTCACGCACCTTGTCTACCTGCTCCAGAGCTTCCTCGGTAAATGTCAGGTGCATCTGGAAGCGGCCAGGCTCGTCCTCGATCTCCTTCTCGAAGTGATTGAACAAGCCCGAGGACTCTTCGGCGATGCTGAACAGATCCGCACCGATCTCTGCGGAGACCACAGGATCCTCACCGGGCTCCGGGAAGCGGTTCAGAAGGTCTTCAGCGGCCACGCGGCGTGAACGCTCAGTGCGATTCATACGCGGGTCCATCAGCTTCTTGTGGGCCTTCTTGTCCTCGTTCCTGAGGCGCTCCGTGGCGATGGCCACACGCACGTCATAACCGAGCGCTTCGTACAGGCCGGTCAGGGATTCCTCGGAGGTCGCAACGTTGATCGCGTTCTTCAGGATGATCGCGGTGAGGGTAGTGGCATCGAGATTGTCGAGCACCTTGAACACACGACCACGCTGGCGCTTCTCAAGTTCAGCAGCATGCGCGGCCTTGATCGCGGCCTCGACCTTGCCGAACGCCTGGGCGAACAGCCTCGACTCGGCACGGCTCAGGTCACCCATGCGGTGAGCGAACTGCTCGTTGTCGTTATAGCGGTCGACACCCTTGGCCAGCATGCGCTCCTCATGGAGAGCCTGGGAGGTGTAAGCATCGAAGTTCAGGTTCACGGACAGGTCGGTCATGGCGGGCTCCATCGGAATCAGAGGTTCCCATAGTACGCCGGGAATTCATGTTGTGCAACACAACGTTGTACAAAAAATTTACGGCTTCACTGCAATGGCGCACAAACTCGCGAACCCATTGATTTCAAACGGGAAAAACTAGAGATTTTCTAGGCGTGAATCTAGTTAAGGGACAGAGTGAACCCACTCAGGACGCAAAAAAAGCCCTAAAAGGGCCACCTCGGAGAGCCTTATCTGGAGCGGGAGCGCGAGAATGTGCGCCATTAGAGATGACGCGTGTACAAACGTGTGTTGTACAACTCAGGAGGGCATCATGTGAACCTACGCGTTAACCCTTATCCAGCTTCGCTGGTTTCGACCGATATCTCGTAAGAGAGACCAGCAATTGAGTGAGCTTTAAGGGGGTAGGGGGATTCCTTAGGTGAACCTTAGGTGAAAGGCCTTAGGTGTCCCTTAGTAGTTGTATAGGTTGTATCCGGTAGTTATTTCTCTAAGTGGTAACACCATGGTTCATATGGGTTACCTCAGGAACACATAGGGGTCCCTCAGGGCTCCCCACACAAGCTCTGGTAGCAGTCGTACCAGACTAGGCACATACCCATAGCAGTCCCTGGGTGACCCCTATGTATTCCGTAGTGAACATGTGTTTTGCTGTACAACATAGTGTCGTGTAGCACAGGCCTGGGTAAGATCTACCCATTCAGTGACCGACACAGGAGTGCAACATGAAAACCACCCTAGTAACCCTTGCGCTGGCCACCATGGCTGCGCTCAGTGGCTGCTCGTCATTCCGTGAGCCGAACGAAGTAACCGTCATGCGCTGGTGTGATGGTGGCCGTAACGCTGTGCTCATGGCAGTCAACTCTCGCGTAGGCGGGCAGCGGGCCATGGTGAAGCACGACTGGACCAAGGACGATGGTGGCTTCGTGACGGTCGTTGGCGATAAGCCCGTGGCCCGAGGCCGCAATTGGGGCTGGGACCATGATCCCGTAGGTGAGCAGTGGGCTGCAACCGTGTGGGTCTACAACCTGCCACCTGAGAAATTCCTTCACCGTGATGCACGCGAGATCGAGACCGAGTATGTCTCGTACTGCAACCGGGTGAACGCTGGTATCGATCTACCGTAATAACACTGGCATGGTCATCTAGAGGCCTAGGATTGCCGACTGTCCATCGGTACACATGGGTTCGAATCCCATCCATGCCGCCAGTACATTCACCGTAGCTCAAGGGCAGAGCAGCCGACGAAGGGCGGAAGGTTGCAGGTTCGAATCCTGCCGGTGATATGTGGCCCTGACTGCGAGGGGCTTAATGTTCGCAGCACCCATCAGCAATGCCTCGCATGAGGTGCAGTTACTGGCCCCTGATCGTAGCAACGGCCAGCAGTCCCTTAAGACCATGGTGCAACGCCAGGGCCTCGATAACTCATGCAACGTGAGTACTTGAGCGTGTCTCCTTGAAAACCCTGTCGGCAAATCCGGGGGTTTGCTCCTCTCTCGCCGAGGGGACACACTCAAGTCAAAATCTTCAGGTCCAAAAAGTGCCCCAGGAAATCAGGTTGGATATTTTTCAAACCATTTTCCGATAGCTGGGCCAAATTTTTGGATTTTCATCTCCCGGCAGCACAGGGGATCACGTGGGTGCCATGCACCTATGCTCGGTCCATACCTGCCAACACAATCCCCACCTCGTCACACCCTCGTTTTCACCCCATTGCAGTGCCAGATCATGCTCGCTGGGCCCCTTTGAACGGCTTTTGAACGTCCCTTGGAACCCCTTAGGGAGCCAGGCGTCCGAATATACCGTTAGCAAGCTCGTATGAGGCCCATAACGGGCTTAGTACTCCTCATGGCTACTGCCCTACGTGGTCGCAAACCAGCCCGTTGTAGGGCCTCTAAATCGGTCTGCTGTTGCCCCTTCTAATGGCGCACAATGTCGCGCTCCCTATAGGCGACAGCGCACGGGCCAGGACATCGGCCAAAAGCACAGCAATGCATAGGGTCTCACCTATGCACCTGGCGTGCTACTCCATCCAACGCACAACACAATTCGACGGTTTGCGACAGCACAAAAGCAAAAAGCCCAGGGGATCCCTAGGCGTTTTACTTTGGTCTGTCATCAGCGGTAACCGCGTTCGGTCGTATAGGCTTTGTCGAATGCTCGGCGAGCTTCCTTTGCGTCCTCAGGTGTCTCTAGAGCTTTCGCACGTCTGAACCAATCGGAAAAGTGGATTGCCCGTGCTTCGTCTCGCTGATTCCGCGCCAACGCGCAACGGTAACCCGCGTCTGAATATGCATCGATAGGATTAAGCATAGCCGTTAGTCTCCAATCGACAGAAGGTCAATCGAGCGAACATGGAACAAAAGACCATAGGTCTCTATTAGTTCGTGCCAGGCATCATCCACACTTTCCATCCACAGTTCGAACTGTTGTGTGTTACCGGATGCCAACGTCAGACGGAATACATAGCGTTTCATGGTGTGCTCCTCAGAACCAAATATAGATAATCAGCAAACTAGTAAGCGTCGCGTATCCGCCGAAGACTGCAGCAAAAAACGCAATCAATTCCCAATCGATATTTTTGAACATGGTGTTACTCCGTGTTGGATTGTGTTGTACAACGATCACGCAGCAATAGCTGTGCGTTGCTTTGCGAATCGGCTAGCTGTGGGACCATGCACGATGATAGAAACACTGGCCTGTGCTGCGCCCCGTTCGCCCGTGCCATCACATGCACCACAGGTGGCGCAAGTCTTACGCTTACCCGCTTCCTCACTTGCCGGACAAACAAATTCCCCTTTGCTCACCGCTTCATCTGCCGTGCGGATCCGGAAGTAGCGCACGTTGTCAATGCGAGCTTTGAGAGCTTCTCCCGCGTTGTCGACAGACGCCATGCATAGCGCGGTGATTGCCTTACGTTGCTGTTCGGGAATCGCACGGTTTAACCATTGGTGCGTGTAGCCTGTGTGACCCTGTGCGTGCTTAACCAACACTTGCCACACATAGGCAGGGACTGCCATAGGGTCACCATAGGACCCCAGGCGCACCATACGACCGCGCACGATATCGCCCACTTGCTCAGGTGTCGCGACAGGATAACGGCCTATCTGAACCCCTTTCCAGACCACTAGAGGACCTTGGAAAACGCGTACATAGCAAGCTCCACCATTAAACGGTCGATGCTTGCAATCACCGCATACGCTAGCGTCCTCACCTGATTTGATTGCATCCGTCGGTTTGACGTCCTCACGCATGATGTACGTCTGGACCATATTGCCGGTCTTTTCGTTGGTCGATGCAGTGATTGCCACTACCACGATAGGTGAGCCGTCAAGCAATGAGGGACCGCGATAGATGACATACCCATTGGCTTTTGGGAGCGTTGTTTGTGCGATGGTTTCCATGGTCCTAAATCCCGTAAGAAGTGAGGTGTAAACCTGGTCTTCGTACATCTGGCAAAGCATGTCCTCAGTGTCAAAGTAGTCCGACATGCTA